CGTTGGCACTTTGCATTTATGGTATTCCAACTCGCCAAGTTTTTCTTTAACCAAACTCGTGTCAACCTTAACGGATAACTTTTGCGATACATGAAGTGAGTAATCCTTTCCATGCAATAGGTTTGCGTTCTCGCCAATACCCATGTCAATGATTAAATTACGATTTACTTTTATGAAGTCGTCTAATACTTTCTTCATAGTTAAGGCACGACCATAGGCATCTATAATCGCTTGTTTATTTTTCTTGCTAACACTAGCGGAACTTTGGTGTGCTTTCTCTAGCACTTCTAATATATTAACTGCTTTCGACATTTTATTATCCTTTCGTCTTTCTGGTTAATTATCCCTTTATATCCCATTTCATTTTACTTGTCAAATCTTTTTTTATTTTTTTTCACACGAAGTTCCACGCAACTCTGCTGGGACTTCTGTACCATACTAACTAACAAACCCAACAACCTTACTCGTCGGCGATGCAATGCGGATCTCACACAAGTAACGACAGTGCCTTCAACACCAGCATCCCCAGCGGGGACGCTGCAACTAAAACTATTAAACCCCAGACAATCAACCAGTTCATGATGCGCAATGCACCATTTCCTGCATTCTCTCCCACTCTGTCGGCCACGAGTCTCCTGGCTGCAGCTCCAGCTTAGCACCGTCCATCCAGTCCATGAACCAGTATTCCAGGCGATGGATCTCTTTATTCTCGTTAACAAATGCACGGAGCTCATCGCTGGGCCCGCCCCAGCTAAACTGCCAACGCCAGTATCCTTCTATCTGGTCGGTGAATGTATGCGGTTCAACGTAGTCAAAGCCCAGGCCTTCGAACTCAGGGTCTTCTAAATCTTTGCGCCTCTGCTGCCATTGTTCATCTATGCGCTCTGCGCATGTCTTCTCGTAATCTTTCTCTAGTGCTTCAGTCATTGTTCTACCTTTCTTTTGCGCAGGGACGCCAGACGCCTCTCTGTTGTTAATCTGGATTAGCTGGGAGCTACCACTGATCCCGAAGGACCTTCAGCAGGGCTCGTCCCCTGTTACTTATATAGTCCCATCTTATTAGATAGTCAAGGGCAAAATGAAGATTATTTTCCCACACGAAGTTCCTGTACCAGCAGGGTGTGCCCCTGACTCCTGTTACTACATTTCCTACCAAAAGCCATTGGTCTACAATGCAGATGGAGAACTGATTAGCTGCAGCAGCTACCAGGGTGGACTGACTCCGACAACTATAGTGGCGGATCTTCGGGCTTTCTCGCCAATGGAGAATGGAGAAGAAACTCTGACACCCGTGCCCAGGCTGCACCAGCTGCGGGACCAGTGTAACTAACTTTTAACTGCGGTTCGCTGGTGATGCGCAATGGAGAATGGAGAATGGAGCTCGGAAAAACACGCAGTAACCTTTGTTCGAGGTGCTGAAGCATAATAAAACTTCGCCCACCATGCAAATAATGGTTGTAAAGCCAGTTTTGTTGAAAGGGCGATAAATTAATTTTATTACTCCGAGTTACTTTTAACTCCACAAAAACACTTACACCTTCCTGGATGCCATAAACATCTGGTACACCTGGCATAGCCCAAGATTCCAACCTAGTCCAATGCACATCTGGAATATTTTTCTTTACCATTTGCCATAATTTTGACTCTGGTTTCATGTGGTGATTCCAGCAGGGATCGAACCTGCGACCCATTCATTAAAAGTGAATTGCTCTACCATCTGAGCTATGGAATCATAATGCGTAAAGTAAAGCTGTAATAATAATCCCAACAAAGAAAATATATTTTAAGCCACCTAATATAATTAATCCTATAATAATAGATAGCCAACCTTGATCATCATTCATGGCTGTAACTTCATAAGTTCTTGCAACTTGTTAAACCACAACAAACGAAACTCAAAATTATCTGCTCTAATCATAGCTTGTTCTAACCAACCAACACGATTCCAAAACAGCTGCTCTGTCATGGGAAGTGGTGTGTACTCCGTAACGGGCGTATACACACCATCAAAGATGTGAGTGTAATCATAATTCTTACCCATCTTGATTTGCCCCCTCACTGCCTTTATCTTGTTCATCTATGTAAGTATCAATTGTACTGGCAATAAATTTAAACTCCTCTTCTGGTGTTTGACCAGTATTGTTCCAATCTATTTTACCGTTAGTTTTACAAATACCCGAAACAACTTGCAACATTTGAATAGGAGTCATTACCTCGTTAATTTTCATCTTTCATTCTCCTTAACATTAATTACTAACTCAACCTTTTTATCAGACCAACCACCCGTAACAGTTTCAAACCACTGCTCTAACAAGGGAACTAATTTTTTTAAATCAATACCATCAGTGCCATCAAGACTATCAAGTATCTGACCTTTTTTACTTTTACCATTAGTCCACTTTGTACCAATATTATTCACTACGTATTTATCTACATGCATAACTTTCTCCTTTTTTACAGGTCAACTAGTTTAGGGACTAGTCATTTGTATGCTCCTGCTAATTGACCTAAACCTTATATACTCCCAACTAATTAGATAGTCAAGAATTATTTTCTAACTCTTTTACTTCTTCAAATGTCGTTTCGATACTGTATTGTTCTTTCAAATCCTGTAGTTTCTTTTCAACTTCTTCTCTTGACATCGAATCAATAGTCCCAGTTAATATCTCCTTCTTATCAACATACAAACCAGCAATCTGACCACGCCTAGTCTCTGCAGCTACGGCAGCGTTATAATTACCAGCAGCTGACGCTGCATCCCTGATTCTCGCCAATGTAGATAATGAACGCTCCTGACTGCACTTGTATCTTTCTACTGATGCACGTCTTTCTGCATCAATTGCCTTTGCAACCAATGGATACCTATCTGGATTTTGTAACTCTGAAGCTCTGACTTTTGCAGAACCAGCTGCATACCCCGCCTCGATTGCACACTGTGTGCCTGTTTTTAAACCTTCGGAATGGACATACAACAGAATAAATTTACGCTGTTTTTGTGTTATATTTCTATCAAACAATGCATCTGACAATGCATCTGGTAGTTTAACCTCTTCTAATTCGCTTCTTTCCATAGATGTTTTTTGTAAGATAATATATTTTCTAGAGAAAACCTAGCAAAATCGAGTTTTCTTTGTATATTTGTTACTTCTTGTTACCTATAAAATACCTTGTAAGTAACAAAAAAGGTAAGTATTCTGCTGTATGTTACCTTGTTACCTTGTTACTTGGTAGTCTAATAAAATAAAATGTATAACTACTTGGTAGAAAACATCTATAGAGATAGCGATTTAACCAAAAAACTTTGGATCTTCACGAATCAGTCTTAATGCTTTATCCAATGCTTCTCTACCCTCTGTAACTATCTTCTCCCATTCTGCAGGCGTATAAGTTCTGTTGAATTTGTTATTGAAGAACTCCACATGGAAGTTCGGACATTTATTACACTTTTTTACTGTTCTTATTGGGCTTGTTGGCAGTGTTGTGTACATAGCGTTTTATCCTTTGCAACGGAAAAAGCACCACATTCTTGGGCAATTTCTTTTTAAAATAGATGGAGTCCATGATTTGCATGTTCTTAATGCGATCATATTGCCCGAGCCGTGAGGCGAGCAACGTGTCTAACAGGTCTCTTTGTCTTAATATTTCTTCGTGTTTCATACCATCCTTTCATTTAGTGGAGGCCCATATCACGCCATAGGTGGTAATGAGCCTCCTTCTCGGGAGTGAAAAATGAAAAAAATATTTCTCGCCCCGAAAGATAGTACAAATTTGTTACTTCCGCAACTAAAAAGGTGGGTCTTTACCCTTACCAACTGTCGATACTGGCGAGGGTTGGATAAATTTCGTAGTTTTTAAAGCCTTCATCTCCTTGTGCGTCAAGCGGCGGACCGTAGTAGTAGGTAGGGTTGCCTGCGCCGTCGTCCCAATACTGGTGAAAG